GTTAAATTCGCTGCGTCGCTTATTTACCAACCTGAACGCCATTGTATCATATCCGCCCAACCTGTTAAGAAAATGAAGGTTGTATTGTCTGTATTTAGGGTTGCAAACTTGTCTGAATTTTAAAACCCTTGTAACCGCAGCGCCTAACGTAATATAAACATTGTACCCATAAGTATTTTGCGTAATAATATCTGAACCCGCCCACGCGTTAATTGCCGCAGCCTGAAAATTGAACAGGTTAAATTGCCCTGCCATTGTAAGGTCACCACTAACCGCAGTTCCAAAAGTTCCGTCTTCATTTGTAGGTTGAACCCAAAGTTTATAAGAACCGCCGGTAATCTTTAAAAATGTAATAAAAAATTGGTCGCCGTATTCAATTGGAATATCTGAATTGTCCCTGTCTGACAACCAATCGTCCGTGTAATTCTCAATTAATAAATTATCGTAGTAATTTGACAATACCAAAGGAATGTCGCCGTTTTCTGTGAATATGTCACCGAACAATGGCGCGTAATAATTGTATGCTGAATAAGAACCTGAAGCCAAATTAGCAACAACCGCACCGCTTACTTCTTCGCCAATACGCACCTGATAATCAACCTTTATTTTGTTATTTGAAGCCATTAAAACCGTCGTACCTGAAGGTTCAAAGTAATTGGTCACGTAAGCACGAACCATTGGTGATGCATTAAATACGCCATAACTTCCGTCGGCTGAAGGTGAAGGGAATACCTTGTTTCGGCTAACCTGTGCGCCATTTATGTAAATATCGTACACGAATTTAAAGTTTGTCACCCCAACATTTGTTGAAGAAGCCACAAACCAAAGGTCGTCGTGCATACTCGGGAACGTAGCCGGTTGACTATTTATTGTTATTGCCATTGCTTGATTCTATTTTATTTCCAATTTGTCTAATTTGTAATTGAACGTCGCCGCCAAAAGCTTCTGCCATTGTCGTAAAAAAATCCTTATTAAATACCGTCTTAACTGCATTGTCAAAATAAGAAGTCGTTTTTAAACCGTCCCTTTTGATTGCTGAAGCGGTCGCGTATGCTAAAGCTTTTAATGAAGTCGCTTTGTTAACCGCTTGTTTAAGTTTTTTGCTTTTCCTTTGGGTCTTGCTTAACTTCTTTGTCTGTGTTTCGTTTGTCGTCTTTGCCTTCCCTAATCTGTACCATTGCAATATTGACGTTGCCATTTTTTTATTTGGGAATGGCGTTTTGTATTGGTATGGTGAATCTGAAGAAACTTTTTTTGGTCGTGCATTTTCGCCACCAACACCCTTAACCCCTTTGTTTATATATTTATAATAAACTGAAGCCGGGTTATTTTTATCGTAACCCAACCACATTTCATAATCATTGCCAAACTTTGTGACCTTTGGTACAACCAAATCGCCAATTTTACCTGAAGCAATTGAACCGCTTTTATTAAGGTTCTTTTGTACTTCGTCGTTAAATTGTTTACCGTAGAAAATAAGCATTTGTTCGGCAACAGGAAATTCAGTCGGGTCAATAACGTTGTATTGGTCACCGATTGTTTTTAAAAAACCTTCCTTTAATGCTTTTGCCTGTGCTTTGGCTTCACTCATACCATTAAATAGATAAAATGGTTCTAAATACCACAGAAAAAACCCCGTGTAAAAACACAGGGTAATTTTCGCTTATTTCAATAAAAAAACACAACTGCCTTATTTAATTCGCTTCGCCTGTTCCCGGTCGTAAGCATTTTTTGACTTCAGGTACGCCATTGTATTCAAAAATTCAATGGTCTTCATTTCAAAAGCTTCCGAAGTTCTAATATTTTCGTGTTCGGCAACAAGTTTGGCGGTATAATGCCACCCGTAGATTCGCATAAAAGCAACAACACCGAATCCGCTTGTTCCGTCGTCATCCCCGCCGTCGTCATTTCCGTTTTCATATAATCCCGCGTAACTTCTATCCAATTTCTGTAAACTTGATAAAAAAAAACCAACGAATGATAAACGTGTATAAAATTCGCTTCCTGCATATCCGCAGCGTATTCTTCGTGTTTACTTGCGTCGTACTTATCGTCAATCCATTTGCCGTACCAATTTTTTTTCTGCGGAATAACCATTGACGCAGCTATTTTGTGCAAATTTCCCAACGTGTCTTTGCTAAATACCTTGCTTTCAATATAACGTGCTGACGGCATATTTTTAATATCGTAATTCATACGGTATCGTTTGCCATTAATTGTAATATAGTCAACCGGCTTCCCTTCAATTGGTTCGTCTAAAAACGCCAAATCTTTGCGCAATTCTTTTAAGTCTTCAATGCCTAAACTGTCAATTTGGTATTCGGTTAAACCTGTGATAATACACAATAATTTAACTTCCTTGTCCAATTCTGTCCAATCCTTATTCGGGTTTGTTATTATTGGCATCAATTGTTGGTATTGCCAAAGGGTCAGTTCGTTCCATTTCATAATTCAAAGTTAAGTCTTTTTTCTGATAAGGACAATGCCGACAACCATTTTTGCAGCAATACCCCCTTTTTAAATGATATTCTTCTGTGAATACCTTATAACCATTTTCTAAATAGTAATCCATTTTTTTAATCCGTTAGCACTTGACATAATTGCGTCAGCGCGTTGCGTTAAGCTTTCAATTTGCCCGTTTAGTTCGTCCGGGTCGTATGATATGTAATAACCGTTTGACGTACCAATAACAGGCAATATTCCTTCTGACCTTATAAAGTTAACGATTTTACGCAAACGCGGTTCAGAAAATTGTTTAATTCCGTACCTTTCTTTTTGCCCGTTAATGGCTGCGACTATTTCCGCACCTTTAATTGGATTCGCTTTACTTTTCAGGTTTAACCCCCTAATAATTACAGGAACTAAACGCTTTTCGTCAGGCGTCAATTCGCAAGTTATGTCTTCAAAGTTTTTTATCATAGAATAAGTTTTAAGAAACGTCTGCCATTGCTAAATTAATCATTTTTATTTGAATCCTTAAATCTTTAATTTCCTTTTCTTTTAATCCCAATTCCTTTTCAATCTTTGCAATCTTTTCAATTAAGCATTCGTTTTCAAGGCGAAGCAAATATTCCTGACCCATTAAATAATTATTCTTTGTCATACAGTTAGTTTTAAAAAGCCGCCCAAAGTTCACCAAATTACTATCTTTGTTATTTTTTAATATTAAAAATTCTTCAGGCGGCGTAAGTTTAAATTCTGTTTAATTTATCCTGTTCAATTTGATTGTCAGCGTCTTCTTCGTCTTCGTCTTCTTCTTCCCAATCGCAATGGTCTAAACATTCCGGGCAAATATCAATTTCAGGGTAATTGGTGTGCGCACCGCAGCAAGTTGAATATGGCATATTATAAGTTTTCAATTAAAGCGGTTAATAATAAAGCTACCGTAATAATTGCAAAGAACCAACCAATACCTAAAGATTCTTTTTGGTATTCTTTTTGCATTTTTGCGTAATGCTCGTTTAATTTGTCCTGTTGTGTTTTTAGTCTGTTTTGCATTGTTATAAGTTTTAAATGTGCGTTGGACAGTCGCACCCCTGCGGGGGATAGTAATTAAAAAGTCCAACCGCCTAAAATAGAAGTTATTTGTGATAAATCCCAACCTGCATTTTTTAAGTCGGATAAATAAGTTCCTAATTCTTCAGGATTGTTTACTTGAATATTGTGTGTCATTGAATCGTTACCTGTACCGAATGTGATTTTAATGTTTTTCATAATGTTGGTTTTTTTGTTATTGTTTCCACAAATATAACACAGGTTTTATACACCTTCCAAACATTTTGCAAAGTTTTTTCTAAAATTGTGATGAACGGTAAATAATAAGGATAAACGGTTAAGCGAAGGCGTAACGCCCTGAACCACGTTTGATATTATGGTTTTGCCACGCTAAAGCCAAAGCCATAACTGTATCGTCGTGGAATCCTGAAGGCGCTGAATACCTTACACCGTGTGAAGTAAACTGATATTCAAAAACGTCCAATTCGTCCACAATAACCCCTTCAGGGAATCCGATTCGTCCCTGTTGAATGGCTGACGCCAAACCTTCCATTAATTGTTGTTTTGATTGACTTGTAAACTTTAAACCTTCAATGTTTACGCCTTCACGAAGTAAGTCTTCCAATATTGGGTCGCCAACCCCTGTTGAATCCACCACAATTGGCGCAGGTGGCAACCTTTTAATTGTTTCTTTGGTGTTATGCCAATCCATTTGGAATCGGTCAAAATACGCCACGTTGCCGTTTTTATCCAACCCAATAATAACTGTGTAATCCACAGACTTCGCAAGGTCAATGCCATAGCAAACAATTGGTTGCGCTGAAATAGGTTTGACGCAGCGTTTAATGAATGCATTGCCAAACGGGTTTGCACTATTCTCGGACGGGTTCGCCATATATTCCTGTTCAAATACAACTTCAGGCAATTGAATACGCGCTTCGTCTATTTCGCGCGGGTTAATATGCGGGTTGTCGTACGTGCTAAATTTAAAGCTTTGCCAATCGTTTTCGCCCTGTTTCATAAACAAGGAATAAAAGAAGTTTTTGCCACGTGGTGTTGACAGGAAAACCGCCTTCCCTTCATAGTCAGTCAGCGTTGGGCGTATGCTATTATTCCAACCGTCTTCTAAATCCGCAATAAATGCAGCTTCGTCAATAATAACCAAATGGAATTTACGACCGCGCAAGTTGTCTAATCGTTCACCTGTAAAAAATTCAATTGACCCTTCGTTTGGACAATAGATTTTCAGCTTTGAAATATTGCTTTTAAATGGTAATACTTTTGTAAGGCGTTCAAAAAATACTTGCGCCAATCCGTATGTCGGTGTTATGTATGCAACCTGTCCGCCATTTAATGCTTCTTTGATTATAAGTATTTGCGACAATTCAGACTTCCCAAAACGACGACCGCACATAATAACGATAAAACGCTTTTCGGCGTCTAATATCTTTTTTTGGTTTAGGTGTGGCGTTGGTAATTCAATGCGCATTTATAGAATTGTTTTGCCGTCAACAAATACAACTTCAATTCGTGAATCCTGTTGTACGTCAACCTGTTCTTTTGGTTTGCCATATACACGTGACAAAAGCGTGTCCATTGAATAAAGACTTCCATTATTCATTGACTTAATGATTGCCTTTGCAACTGTTTTTTCCAATACTGTCGCTTCAGGGTTACCCGCAACGCTTATTAATTCATTGTCAGTCATTGACATTAAAACCTGAATTGAATCGTTTATTTCAGCTAATTTGTACCCCTGTTCTTTTAATAGGCTGACATACTTACGCGGTCGCCCGTTCGGGTTTGCCGTTTCGCCTTTCTGAAGCACCTTTAATGTTCCACCGTGTTTTTGTTTGACTATCTTTGCCATTGTAATACCTTTGTTTTACCTTCCCTGACCTTTGTAAGCCTTTGGTCGTGGATTGTGTTTGTTAAAGCTTTTTTTCGCGTGTCCGCACTTTCTTTTACCGAAATTAGTCTTTTGACTGTCCCCTTTAATCTTTGCCATTTATTGCCTTTTTATGCTTATCTTTTAAATATTCCAAATGTGTCTTTGTGTCCCCCATAACGACGTGACAATAACGACAAAGCGCCATTAAATTTTCAATCCTGTCCTTTTCTTTTGTTCCGCCCATTCCCCTTGCTTCAATATGGTGAATGTCAACCGCTTTGTTCCCGCATACTTCACACGGAATAAAATCTTCAATTCCGTACCCAAAGTAATCCAAATAAATTTTAGTATAATTTTTCATCAAATAGGGTAAAACTAAATGCGACAAATATTAAGCCAATTGCAACTGAATTATGGAATTCTGTATTTTCGTCAATTGCTTCACCAATGTTTATGCCTAACAATATGTTGCGCGGCAATAAATGAATTGAAATCCTGAAGTTATAAAACTGAATAAAGTATTCCATTATTGGTTGTCAATTTGTTTTAATTTCCTTTGCGCCCATTCAATACCTTCAGTCCCACCCCACGCGTCCCACATTAAACCGCCGCAACCTTCTTCGTATGGTACGTCCTTATTTTGTTGGTGACGCTGAAAAGACGCCATTCGTGCAATCGTGTCACGTGAAATTGGTTCTTTATTTGCTAATTGGTTTGCCCTTGCTTTGCCAACAGGTGTTCCGCATTCACCCCAACCATTTGTTTCTGCGTATTTTAACGCCCTTTTTGCGTTGTTTGTTGCTGCTTCCGGGTAATCGGTGTATGAATCCGCAGCGTAAGCGCCTGAAGCTAATATTGCCGCCCAAACTTTGTTTGCCTTTTCTTCTGTGTCATAAACACAACCACCTGTCCCAATTCTGTATTTCCCGTTTGAACATTTAATTACCGGCATTGCTTATTAGTTTATTGTAAATAGCAAAACGGCGTTTGTTTACTTCGTGCAAGTTGAAGTTCTTATTGCAATAGTCGTATAAAGCGTTCCCGTAGCTTTTACGGGCGTCAGGGTCTTTGGTTAACAACTTAATCCAATAATACCAATCCTTTTGACTGTTGACGTGACAAGCGGGATAAAAACCCTTGTACGGGTGAACGTTGCTGACAATTGCCGGGTTCTTTTTTGCCGCAGTTTCAAGTACCTTCAAATTAGACTTCATTGAATTAAATTTGGAATCTATTAACGGAATAACTGAAATGTCGGAATCACAGTAAGCCGCCATATATGAAGTCACTTCGTTGTAATTGTATATTTTAGGGTTCAGTTTCAATCCGTTAGTAAATGCCGCAATCATTCCGTCCCAAATTGGCTTTTCGCCTTCGTTAAATCCTGCAATTACAGTTTTAACCGGGAAATTTATTCTTTTCATTGGGTTACGTAATATTTCCATATCCTTCCCGTGCGTTCCCGAACCTGACCAAAACAAACGGACAAGGTCTGATTCTGTTTTGTAATCCTTAAATTGTTCTTCGCCGTATGGAATCGCGTTTGGTAATATTTCAACATTCTGATTGTATGCGTAAACTTCTTCAGCCAATCGTTCGTGCGTAACTGTGCAAAGGTCGGCAATCTTCAGCCAATTAATTATTTGTTGCGGGACGTCGTTTAAAACATATCGTTCATAAAGTATATGTGAAGGGTCAAGCTTCCAATAATCGTCGTTGTCAACTACTAATTTAAAACCGTACTTTTTGCGCCATTCAGACATTTGTTCGGGCGTTATGTTTGCTAACATACGATTCATAACAACAATGTCATAATTACCTTCAAAAGTTTCTTCGCTTACTGTGTCAGTCATTAAACAATAATCCTTCTTCATATTTACCAACGGCATCATAATCCTATGATAACCAACCCCACTTGTTTTGCTCGTAATTGCTAAAATGCGCATTTAATTAGTTTTTCGTTATGATAAATTGGTTGGTATTTTTCCCAAACTGCCTGTGCGCGCATTAAACTTTCGTCCTTCATACGTCTGTATTCTGTCCCGTTGCCAACGTCGTGTCCAATATGTTCTGAACTTAATTCAGGTAAATAATAATTAGTAAACCCGGCAATAATTGCGCGTTCTGCATAATCCCTGTCCTGCATTCCGTACGGGTCGTATTCGGTATTATAACCGCCAATCGTGTCAATTAATTCCCTTGTAAAGAAGTTATTGCCAAATGGAACGTGTGTTTTATGAATTCCGTCAACCAATGGCGGCAATTCTTCAACGCAATGTATGCCAATAATCCCTGTTTTTGACACTTGTTTTGAAAACATAACCCAATTTTTCAACCAATTGGTTGGTAAAAGTATGTCATTTGCCAATAGACAAACGCCGTCGTATTCCTGTGTTATGGATAAACCAAAATTGACACCTGCGGCAATACCCCTTTTATGAAGTGACCAATTTGAATAATGCCAATTGTAATATTTTTGTATTTCGGTAAACTGTTCTTCGTCGCTTCCATTGTCAATAAGATAACAATGCGCGTCGTGACCGCTATTGTAAAAATTCCTGTCAATAACTTGCTTTGTTAGGTCTGACCTATTTTGCGTTAATAATATTACGGCTATATTCATACGCTTATAAATGTTTTACTTTCGGGTTTATCAATAATTAAATTATATCCGTTTGCTTTCATTATTTGGTTTATTTTATTCCAACCAATCGTTAGTTTGTGCGTACCCTCGTAACCTTCCCAATCATTTCCGTCGTCTGTCAACGGGGATTCAAAATGAATGTATTTCACCCCTTTGCAATATTTAGCTAACTGTTCAAAATGGTCGTTGCTTAAATGTTCAATAAAATGTGTTGCAATAATAATATCGGCTTTAATTGTTCTTTTATCTGTAAACCAATCAAATTTTGTAGGCTTAATATAATTAACTTCTTTGCATTTAGTTGAAAAAATTGCAGCTTCGCAAATTTCTACACCGTACCAACTTGATATGTTAAAATCTTGAAAAGCTTGTTTAGCTAAATCGCCCTTCCAAGTTCCAAATTCCAAAACAACTGCATTATTACATAACAATAAAGCTTCCTTTACATTATCATAGTTGTAATGATTTTGTTCAGGATAACGTGCTTCTAATTCATTATGATAAGTTATTTGTTCATCAATTGTCATTGTATCGTAGCGTTCACGCCATTTGTCAAATTCGTTCATAATTTTATATTTGGTGAAAGATATTTTGCAGGTACACCGGCGTATTTACTATATTCTTTTGATTGACCTTTAAAAAAAGCACTTGCACCAATCATACAACCCTGTTCAATTATACTAAACTGATGAAGTACTGCATTTAATCCAATGTTTGAATATTCTTTAATTATTGAATGTCCCCCAATCTTTGCGCCGCAGGAAATTGTTACATTATCCAAAATACGGCAATCGTGTCCGATATGCGCGTGTTTCATAATAAAACAATTGTTTCTAATAAATGTGTCGTATTCTGTACCTGCGTCAATTGTAACCAATCCCGTAATTATATTATTGTCGCCAATAATAACCTTCCCTTTTTCCTGACCCCAAAACTTTTTGTGTTCAGCCGGGTCGCCTATAATACAATAAGCGCCAATGTAATTGTTGTCGCCTAAAATAACGTTTTCGCCAATTATGGCGGTTGGGTGTATAAAATTAGCCATTTGCTTTTGGTTTACGTCCGCGTTTCTTCGGTTCAGGTTTTATAAATTCAATACCTAATCTTTGGTCATTTTCAGAAGGTAAGTTTTCTATTGGTAAACTTTTGGGTTGTTGCTCATACCATTTATACAAACGCATAATCATTTCGTACTTACACGAACCGCACCAAACAGAAAGTAAAAAATTAGGGTCTAAATATAACCTGTAAATATGTTCGTACATTTGAAGTTCGGCAAATTCAAGGTTACGAATATAACCATTCTTTGCGCTTTCATAATTACCAATATTGGCTTCCAACCAATCGCGGTGTTCTGTTTTTATTTCCATAAATTCCAAATTAATTTTGATAAAATTGGTGTTAAAAATCCTGCAATAAACATTGTTGACGTTATATTTTGGATTAATTCAGGTGCGAAATAGTGTATTGGTGCAATCCACGCAGCCAAGCAACTTCCGCAATTGAAAGGCTTGAAATTGATTCGCCATTTAATTGGTAATTGGTGAATATCGTTAAAAAATAGTGATGCACAGACGGCGGTTAAAATTGATAAAATCATTTTCTAATATTTGTTTTCATTAATTTTTTGGTTTTGTTTATAGTTCTGACAATGGACATATATGGAATTCCTGTTTTTCTGCTTAATTCTTTTGCGTTCTTCTTAAAGTCAATCGCATAAAGTTTCAAAATTTCCTTATTGTACCAATGTAAATCCTCTAAATTCCTTTCAAGTTTTTCAAACAATTCTGTCGGTTCTTCGTTTAGTCGTGTCAATTCCTTGTTTACTTCATTGCCAACAAATTCCGTGTAATTCCTGTAATTCTTATAAAATGTACTTCTGTCGCTTTTAATCATATTTAACATTATTCGCACAATGTAAAATTTTAATTCGCTTCTTTGATACATTCCAACCAACTTTGATTCGTCCATTTCACAAAGAACTAAAAAAACTTCAGCTTTCAAATCGTACTGCAATTCTTCAGGTTGCATTTTCCCAAAGGCGTCGTTGACTTCCTTTGAATCCCAATATTCCGCTAAAATTTCATTTTTGACCATTCAATTAAAGTTGGTTTATTGTCCACTTCAGTACAAATATACACAATTCCACCACATTCGTAAATATCTTTTAATCTGTCTTTTTGTTCAACGCTTAACCGGTCACCAATCTTTTTGACTTCAACCGCTACATAAACGCCGTTTTCTGTGTACCCTTGTATGTCCGCCCAACCTTTTTGAATAGTCCCTTTACGCTTCCCAAATGGAATATTGTTTACCCTGTTTAATCTGTACCCAATGTATTCAAGGTTTGTTTTTGCCCATTTTGTAAGTTCGTTTGCTGATATGTCCATATTTTTTCGTAAAATTCTTTTTTAAATTTCAGCCTATTCAATTTCGGTTCAACTTCAGTATAACAACCATAAAAGTCGGTAAAATTATCGGTATAACAATACTTAACAGTTCCGTAATGCGTATATTTAATTTGATAAATTTTCAAAATATTTAACTAAAGCTAATTTTTTACATTGTGTTTCAATAAATTCTTCATTTTTTATGTCTTTGCTGAATTTTTTTGCGTCCATTGGGTGCATTTTATTCATTCTTTGCAAATTGTCTTCACGCACAACCTTGATTGTGTATAAAATTTCTTCAGGTGTAAACTGTAATTTGCCCTGTTTTAATAAAATTAAAAACACTTTGTCCGCATTAAATACCTTATTAAAGTCCTGACGCTTACCATTTAGCCATTCGTTTTTTGTAAATTCAACAATTTCGTCGTCTGTCAATTGTGGGACAGGCGGTTCAGGTGGCGGCGGAATATTTTTACGAACTTCGTTTGCTTTGGCTTTATAGGCATTCATTATTTGGGATATGTATTTAGGTGAAAACTTTTCAAAATGGTCTGTATTACATTCAAAACGACCTTGTACTGCCATTTTAAACGCAATCCTAAATTCATTTATTGTAAAATGCGGGTATGTTGTACGAATATAATCTTCAATAATATCCAATTCCATTTTGTCCGGTAACCTTGTTAAACCAATTAAAGTGAAAATATATGCCAATGTGGTTTTTAAATTATGCACGTCAACAACTGCTAATTTTTCGCCCTTAAAAGCTTCAACAATTGGTAAATCTTCTTTAGCTATTAACCCAATCTGAAAGTCCTTCCATTCTTTTGCGACTTGCGGCGGTTGGGTCAGTATTTTTTGTATTTCCATATTTTATTCGGTTTTGTAACCACGTATTCACGCGGCGTTTAACATCAAAAAACTTTTCTGATTCATAACGCAATTTACCACTTTTTGACGGTTCGCACCAATAGGCAATAAATTCTTCGTAAGATTCTGACAAAGTATTTTTAAATGGTTCAATTAAAATTAAAAAATTTATTTGTGGGTCAACCGTAGGTTGAACAGTTATAATACTATTTACTTTACTTATATTTTCTTTTCTTTTCTTTTCTTTATGGTCGTTACGAACACTTTTGTAATGCGTTACATTTTCCGCAATGTCTTGATTTTCACGCCATTGTGAAATTCTTTTAAGGTTTTTTTCTTTTTTTATCTTGTACTTTTCACTAAAATTTAGCAATTGTTTGTTGAAAGTTTCACCATTGTTTGACGATATTATATCAATACTTTCCATAAAGTTCCAACATTTTTCAAGCTTTTTGCCAACCTTTAATTGCATTTTAAGCACGTCAGTATTAACAGGTTTTTCCTGTTTAGCTAATTTTTCAAGGATAGTATAAAACAACCCTAAACCTTCAAAACCGTATTTCATAAAAAGCAAAGCAACCTTTTCATCTTCAAACGCATTGCTATCGTGTAAAAAATATTTCATATAAAAAAAGGGTCGCGGGACGCCGGGAAATGGTACTTCCCGAAAATCCTTTGACCCAATGTATTCCTAATTGCGTTGTACCATAACGCCTTTATTTAATTCCTGTCTGCAAATATAATGCTTTTTTCAATTCTTTTTTCAAGGAATGCAATTTTATTTCTGAACCAATCCGCCGTGTCAATTAAATCCTTTGCTGAATTTATGTTATACATAACCGTCGTATGGTCGCCAACCCCAATAAATTGTCGTATTTCGCTTAATGAAAGTTTGGTGTGCTTACGTATTAAATATGCAGCCGCCTTCCTTGCGTCAACAATGTTTTTGGTTCGGCTTTTTATTGACATATTTGTATCAAAAATTTCCTCAACTAATAAAGCAATCTTTTTGGCTTCACTTGAAATTTCAGGGTCAATAATAACTTCGTCCTGTTTTATAAGGTTGTTTTCCTTCATTATATTATGCAGCGCTCTTAAACTTTGCCTGTGCATTTTATAAAAGTGAAGCATTTCGCTTTGTAATTGTTGCATAAATTAAAATTCTAAATCGTCGTTATAAATAGGTTGGTTGTTTTGTGGCTTTACAGGCGTATTTTTGGCATCTGTTGGCGCAACGTAAGTATCTTCATATATTTTGAAATCCGGGTGTTTTGGGTCTGTTTTGTATGAATTAACCCACATTGAATACTTTTTACCATTGATTGCAAAATTAATTACTTCACCTTTAGCCGTTTGGCGCTTCCAAGCACCCCAATTTTCTTTTTTTACTTCTGACATTTTATATTTGGTTTGTGGAATCTTCTGATTCCGGTTTAAAAAATACTGCTTTAAAATTACATTCCTTTTCCCACTTGTTTAAGAATTTTTTTAATTCTTCGTAAGCTTCAGGTGCATACCAACAATAATGGTAAACTTCAGCTAATAACATTTGACGTTCCATTGGTAACAATTTTTGCATACCATTTTCAAGGTCTTGATAAGTTTCTTGTTTCATATTATAGGTTTATTTTAGCTTTTTCCCAACTTAAAATTGAACGAATTGCGTCTATTTGGTGAACTGAAGAAGCGTTTATTCTGTCAAACGCGTTTTTTAAACGTGACCATTCACGCGCCTTGCTTTTAACCCACATATTTACAGTTGACGTTGCCAATTTGCCTTCCATAATTTCGTGGATTTTGTCACCAATTTCCATATCAATAACGCATTCAATCTTATATTCTGCGGCGGTTCTGTATTCACCTGATTGTGTCATTGCCACATTTAGCGTGTCCAATCGTTTAATCAAAGCGTCGTGGTAATCCGCCGAATCATTTTTTGGCAATGGCTTCTGTAAAAAGTCCAACATTTTTTCCGCCTTATTCGTTAATTCTTCAATTGTATATTCGCGCATTATTTAATAATTTGGTTTGCTTGTAATACTTTAAATGCTTTATTATAATCGTCTTCTTTTGTAAACGATTCAATTTTAATTGCCATTTTATTCTTTTTGTCTTCTGTAAACGGTGTGTTTTCCAATAACGTCTGCAAATATAAACGTTTATCGTCACCAACTTCGTCTTTGTGTTCGTTGGTTGCGTCTGCGTCTTTGGTATCGTCAATCGCAAACAATCCGTTTAATGCGTATTTACGCGCATACGAAGAAGCTGACCCGGTTATTTGTGCGGCGTCCATTCCTTTCTTTACTTCTTCTTCACGCGCCCAACCGTGTGCGCTAATTGAATTGTCTTCGTCTGTTAACAATGTCGCAGTTGCTTTAACATAAATTCTGTCGCCAACTTGCACAATTTCGTCGCTGACTATTAAGCAAGTTTTTTCTTTTGCCAATATTGGCTTAACCGCTTCAATAATGTCTTCGGCGCTTCTGTACCTGTAATTGCCGAACTTGTTTAATTGACCCTTTGGCGCTTTTAATTCTGCCTGAATTTTGTAAATGTTCATAGGTTTATTTTTGGTTTTTAAAATTCGTATTCTTCAAATTTTTCTGTCCAATCCGACATTGGTGTAAATGGTATCGGCGGGAACGGGTTTTTTGGTTGAACTAACATTTCAGGATAATGTTTCTTTTTGAAGTTCTTTAAATTTTCTTTTGCTGAACTTAACATTTCCATACGTTTACGCGCTTCGGCTGCATTGCTAATATCAAACAACCATTGGAAATATCGCACGTTTTCCTGAAGTTTAAAAAGTTTCAATTCTAAATTCATAATTGGTGTTTTATAAATACGTTTTCAATTTCTTTTAAAGCTGAATGCGCAAGTTCTTCAATGCGTTCAATATTGTTTTCTTTTACATAGTGTAAAATAAGATTCAAAGACCCGCGACTGAATCCCAACGCACCGGCATAGTCTGCGGCGCGGCTTAATGG